CCCGAAATGATGCGCCTGATCCGTATGGCGCCGAGACGGTGATCTGGTGTGTCGGCCTGGCCGTTGTCGTCAACAGGCTTCCATTGAAAGAAACTGTCCCTAACTCATACCAGCCGTCGACGCCGACTCCGACGCAACCATACCCGCCATGATCCGGAAGGACGTTCTGCTCCGGAGGATCGGCGTCTTCAATGTCGAGCGTGATGCGAACTGGCTCGCCGGTGATCCAGAACTCCTTCTGGTACACCTGCCGACCGAGAATCCTGTAGTCAAAAACGACGTATGAAGAGTCGACTCCGTTGACGTTCTGCATGACGACGCGAGCAGTCGCCACCACAACCGCCTGCGTCCTTTTCTCGATCCTCGTGATGTCCAGTCCGCCGCCGATGTTCTGGAAATCGGTGAGCGTGATTGGGTCGCCGACTTGAACACAGCCACCGAGGCCGTCGCAGTCCAAATCGAATACGATCGAGCTGGACAGGGCAGCGGCAAGTTCCTCAAACGACGCCTGCTTCAGGGGCCACAAGTCGTCGGACGCATCGGGGCCTGTTTCGTCGACGACGATCGTCGCCGTGATCTGCACCGCAAGCTGCGAGACGGCGTCCGCCGATATGCAGCCGAGCACGCCGTCCCAGTCTGGTTCCCGGCCCTCAAGCCAGTCGTTGCAGCCTTGGCCGCGCAGGCCGTTTCCGTAGTAATAGACGTCGTAATCCCAGATGTCCGTCGCCTGCGACTCGCAGCGCGGCCGGCATTTGGAGCGCGTGCTTACGGGGTATGGCGTCTGGCCAGTATGCAGACACGTCTGGCAATCTTCGGCAGAGTGCCACGTTCGCTCCGCTGCCGCCTGGAACCCGCGAGGGTCAAGTAGGCATGGAACGCGAATACACTCGGAACAGCACGACGACGACGACCACGCCAGCCCGAGCGGATACATGAGCCCAGACAGGACCAGAATCGCATAGAGCGGAATTGATATTGGGTCGTCCATGCATCAACACTCTGCCGCCAAGAGGTAGTAAACGCCGCCAGGCCCTTTTACGAGGACAACCCAGCGATCGGCGGGGACGGGGCCAAATAGGTTCCAGGCGTCAATCTGCTTCGCGGGAGTGAACTTCTTTGGGACGTTAGGCGATTCACCGGAAGATCCGTCGTAGGCGTCCAAACACTGTTCGGTGTTTTTTCCCCAGAACGCCGTCGTCTTAGACCAAACAAAAAGACGCGGCTTATCGTCCCATCCGCGAGGCATGTCCTGCGGCTTGCGGTTCCTATCGCCTCGCTCGTACGCGGCAACTGCCCGGCCGATCCTCTCCATCGAGGACCGCGAGACCAGGCCGCCTTTGTCTCCTTTGTTGGCCTGTTGGCGTGCCATTAAGTCACCACGGCCGGCGTGAAGATTTGCCCGAACTCCGTGTTAAAACTTGCAGTTCCGTAGACCTGAACGCCGTCCGGTGCGTCGACAATTTGCGGCTCGGATCCAGGCGGTAGGGCAACGCCACCAGCCAGGGCGACAGGCTGGCGGACCGGCCTTTCGTCTTGCCCGACGATCACCTTGCGCTCAGAACCGCTGCCAGAGGCGACTCCGTTTACGTCGCATCGTTCCGCGAACCCGACATCCCACGGCTTCAGCCGCCATGTCGTCGCGTCGTAGGCGAACTCCCAGTTCACCTCCCAGAAGGTTACAGAAACACCCGCGACGTTTTCCGTGATGGGCTGGAACGAGCACCCGAGGCAGCGCCAGGTCTCGGCGGCACCGCCGTTCCATGTCGCGTCGTTCACCCTGTTCGTGTATGCCATGTAGGCGTTTACTAGGTTGACGTGGTTCGGGTAATACATTTTTAACGACAACCGCGGCTCGATCGCTTCCATCTCAAGGCCTTCGAGCGGATCGCCGGCCGAGTTCTTGATGTTTGTCCCGTCGAGCCTTTTCGCGGGGACAGTTTTGGCCGACGAGCTGCCCGTCCAAATCATCGCCCGCATGAACCCCGAGAACTCTGGGTCCTCGGGATTACTGCTATCTACAGGCGGGACGTAATACTTGATGTCGACGCGATACAGGAGGCCGGAGTCGTCCTCGCAGGAGGTCTCGAACTCCATCGCACGGCAACTCGGGTCGTCCGGATGCGCATCTCTCCAGGCGAACCTTGGCGAGTTGGTGATGTCCGGGAGCGGCGTATCCGGATCGTCAACGCGGATCATGTAGGACCGCGTGTAGACGTACGTCTCCTGGTACTTTCCAGATTGCGACCGCTGCCGGGGCAACTCACGAAACCAGACTACCGCCATGAATCACGCTCCTGCCGCTGGGGCCAGGTCAAAGACATCCATCTCGAACGGATCCTCGGACGTGTTCTCCTCGATCCGCTCGAGGACGCGGAGGCTCTGCTCGGCCACCTCGCCGGCGGCGTCGCCCCGGATAAGGCGGAAGTACTCTTTCATCCCCTCGGTCGTCCGCGAGTCTAGGCCCTTAAGCTCCTGCTTGATCTGCTTCCCGATTCCTGGGTCTTTAATCTCGACAGTCTGTTTTGCGGCGACATCGACCTGGCCGAGAGCGTCGCGGGCGGCCGCCCGCGCTTCGTCGAAGGCCTGCGTCACCGGGCCGGCGATTGCCTCGCCTGTCCTATTGCCCTCGGCGGCCAGGGCGTTGTTAAAGTTCTGGGCCGCCGAGTTGATGTTCTCAGTGATCCCGTCCGCGACCGTCACGTTGAAGGCGTCCATCGAAGCCAGGGCCGCGTCGAGCCCGGACGTATCAAACCCGAGCCGGTTTCCGATTTGCTGGGCCGCGTAGATCAGACCTTCGACCGGGCCGGTTATCCCGAGGATCAGAACGCCGAACGCGGCCTGGAGGCCGTCAGCGATTCCGGCGAAGAACGACACGACCCGGCCGCCAAACTCCCAGACGGCGTTCCACTGGCCGGCGACCTGGGAGACGTACTGGAAGGCCGGCCCGACGTTTGCGATGAGGAAGTCGGCGACCTGCGCGAGGTAGCGGGCTCCGCCGAGGATCGCTTCGCCGATGGCCGCCCCGATGTTCTGGCCGCCGACGCCAGAGATGAGCGTTGTGAAGGCCTCGGTGACTCGCGTCACGGCCGGGGCGAGGTAGGCGACGACCTGGTCGACGACGCCCTTTACTGCCGCCTGGGCCTTTGTGAAAGCGTCCCCCATCCTGTCGACGTTGTCGGCCTGAACGCTGTTTAGCGCGAGCCCAAAGGCGTCCGCCTCCTGCATGGCCGCCCTGATCCCGGCGGCTCCCTGCTCGAACATCGGGAGGAGCTGGGCTCCTGCCCGGCCGAACAGGCCGACCGCGGCCGCCGACCTTTCGGCAGGCGTCGGGAGCTGGGAGATCGCCTGGGCGATGGCCGCGAAGCGATCCGCCGCCGAGAGACCGTTCAGTTCCTCGACCGACAGGCCGATCCGCTGGAACGCGGCTACGGCCGTCTGGGAGCCCGACGCGGCCTTCGTGAACGCGACCTCGGCCCGCGTCACCGCTCCGCCGATCGTCTCCATCGAGACGCCGACTTGCTCGCCGGCGAGCGTCAAGCCGGAGAGCTCGCCGTAGGTCAGTCCCAGACGGGCAGCGAGGTCTCTCTGGTTGCCGATCGCGTCCATCGAGGCGGACGCCATCCCGATCAGGCTCCGTGCCGCGGACATAGCCCCGGAGGCGATCTGGCCGAAGAGCTGCGTCCCGGAGATGGCCGTGAGCGTCGAGAGACCGCCGCGGAGCCCGCGGACATCACGCTCAAGTCGCTTCATCGACGCCGACGCCTGGTTCACGCCGGCCGTTAGGCCGCTCGAGCTGGCGGTGAAGACTGCCCGGACTTTTCCGATTGTGCTTGCCATGCGTCAGGCCTGCGGTTTGTCGAGCTTGAACCCTGGGTTCTTCATGAGCTCGCGGATCATCTCTTCCTCTGTCTGCGTCGGCCGGCTCGGGTCGTACGTCGGCAAGAACATCTCCTCGGCGTCCTCCTTCACCTTCGCGCCCATGACGGCCGCGAACGAGAGCGAGAGGCGGGCCGTCCGCCGCCAGTCGTCGCCCCACGGCCGCAGCCGGTAGAACGCGAACCAGCGGAGGAGCTGGTCGAACGTGATCTGTGTTTTCCACTCCTCGACGTTGGCGATTCCGAGCTCCAGGGCCAAGGCGTAGACGAACAGGTCGAACGCCCGGCCCTCCCTTAGTTTTTTTCGTGGTCTCTCACGACCTGGTCGTCGCCCTTGAGCACCGTTTGCCAGGCGTGGACGTAGAGCCACATCACGAGTTGCGAGTCCGCCTTGAGCAGGACGGAGGCCTCCTGCGGCGAGAGCCGGCGGGAGCCGTCGGCGTTCGCCAGGACGGCGGCGACGGTCTTCGTGATGAGCTCGGGCGGCGGGTCCTTGCCTTCGAGCTTCCGGTGGTCCGTCGTCAGCTCGTACCACTCGGCGAAGGAGGGCGAGCGGAACAGAACGGCCTTCGCGGCTCCGGGCGGCTGGACGTCGAGCGTCTTCGCGGCCACGGGTCCAAACAGGTCGTCGATCGTCTGGGGCATGGGTCAGGCTCCTGTAAGGATGAAAGTCGCCGACCCTACGAGAAGCTCGCCGACAGCTCCCTCGACTCGGAAGTCGTCGAGGATGGCCTCGCCAGAAAGACTCCCTCCCGTGAACGTGACGGAGAGGCCGCCTTTCTTGCCGATGTCGGCGACCGCGTAGGGCGGACAGCCTAAGAGCCTGACAGAGAGCTTCCCTGGTTCAATGCCGGTTGCGTCGAGCTCTCGACGGATCCGCGTATTGTCGCCGGCCCCGTAGATCGAGGACTCGATCGTCGTTATGTCCACGGTGACGGCCTTGCCGCCTTCCAGGGACCAGCCGGTGAGCTGGCCTAGATCGCCGCCGTCGAAGCTAACCGTCGAGCCTTGCGAGTATGCCGGCATGGCGTCCCCTTGCCGGCGTAATTACTCTGCGGCCGGAACCGAGACGTAGGTCGCGGTCCCTTTGACGAGCTCGCCGACGGCGTACTCGATCTCGGATTCTGTACACCGGAGCGTCGCGCCGGCGTAAGTCACTTCGTCGCCGGCCGTCGGAGGAGTGTCAGACAGAAACGCCACCGTTACGGTCACGGTCACGCCATCTACAGCGGCGGCCCCAGCGTCAGGAAGGCCGTCGACATAGACGCGATCGGATCCGGCGGCCAGATCAAGCGTCGAGGCGTCCAACCGATTGTTCGAACTTGTCGGGTCCTGGCCGGTCTTTTTGACCTTGATATTCGTCGCGCCGGAAATCCCCGGGAAACTTGCGCCCTGTGCTGGCGTTGGCATCTGCTTTCTCCTGACTTACGGCGACGGAGGAGCTTTGTAGACGTAGGTCGCGGTCCCCTTCACGAAGTCTCCGACCGCGTACTCGGTTTCCACTTCCGTGCAGACCCAGCCCGTCGACCCTGGCGCGCTCAGCTCTGGCGCTTCGCCAAAGAAGGAGCAAGTCACCGTGGTCGTCTCGCCGTTGTTTGCACCGGCCCCCACGTCAACCAGAGGGGCGTCCGCGTAGACGCGGGCGTCGTCCGAAAGTGTCGTCACGTCGACCTTATTGTTCGACGCGGACGGGTCGGCGGCCGAGGTCTTTACCTTGACGTTCGTGCAGCCAGCCGGAAGCGACAGGCCTACGCTTGGCATCGACGAAAGGACGGCCATCGTTTACTCCTGCCAGCGGATACCGAGAGTCATCTCGACCAGGTACGTCGGGCGGTCCCGGCCTTCGAGAAACACGGGATCGCCGTCCACCTCATTGACCAAGAACGTCTCGTCGATTGTGCAGCCGTCTACGGTGCCATTGAAGTTCTGCACCTGCTGCCGGATCGCGTCCGCGAGGGCCTTTACGGTCGCGTAGCCGTCGGCGTAGACCTCGAGCGTGAACGTCCCGACCGGGTGGCCGGCCGGCTCCTCGAGCGACCGCTCGCGGTCCGTCTGGGTCCGCGAATAGATGCAAAACGGCGGAGCCGTCCCCTCGTCGCATACGAGCGGATAGGCCGGAACGTCGGCCTCCTCGATTGCCCCGCGGAGCCATGCTTCCGGGCTTGCCATGCGTTAGTTCCCGTAGCCTGGGTTTTTGCCGCCGGCCAACTCTTTCGCGGCGTTTTCTAGGCCATTCTTCATCTCGCCGGCCAGCTTCGACGCGACAATCGGCTTTATGGAGTTGAATGTCTTCTCCATCATGCGGACGCCGTCCTGCCACTTCGTCCCGAACTCTTTCCAGATCGCCTTCCGGCTGTTCCAGCCGTACTTGTAGCCCAGGCCTGCGACCGCGACGCCGTCGCGATTCCGGCCGATCCACTTGGCTTTTGTCGTGACGCTGCGGCGGAGCTCGCCGGTCGACGCGGCCTTCTGGCCCTTGGCCCGGCGGCCCCGTCGCGTGTTGAGCGGAGGCGTGTTCTTTCGCAAGACCGAGACCCCGTTCGACGCCTTAATCGCGGCCCGCATGGACGAGAGCAGGGGCTTTTTCGCGATATGCCGCGGGAGCTCGTCATAACGAGCCCAGAGGGCGGCGCAGTCCTTCGAC